GTCAGTCCTGATTGGCTGTGACCCTACCCGTTGGCGCTCTCGGTGCTCGAAGGTTGGTTCGTGAGGGTTGTCAGTGTCGCGCAGGCATATGGCATCACTGCATAAGAAGCGTGACGGTGCGGCTGTGCAGCCAGTACGTTGCAAATGCTCGTCCAGAATATTCCGCAGGTAAAATTTGATAAAGCGATGTGAGCTATCCAGCTCAAGCTCTGGCGCTTATCAAGGTTATCTCACCATTAGATCAGACCTTTGACATGAGCGCCTGCCTCTGCAAAACCTCTTGCTGTCCCTTGATCTGCCATAATAGTAACTCGTATAAAATCGCAAGACTCAACCACACAGTTTTGAAGAAGCGTCACACCCACCAACTTAGAGTCAGGAGGGAGCGCTATAATGTCTCCTATGCTATTAAACCCAGAGTTTGAATAAGTACCACCAGATATAGCAATAGTCGCCGGCCCAACAAATTTGCATCGACGAAAATGCTTAGCCGTATGAACTTGAAGTTCCGGCAACCGTAGATCCTCTACGGGAATTATAATATCCACAAAAGTCTCAAGCATTGGATTCACCTGACTTTTCGGGACTGACAAACTTTGATAGTACTTAGCCATTGACTGTCTCAATACTGCCGCTTTTATCATTAAAAGTATAAATGAAACCATGCAGCCGGCAACGAGAGCAATAAACAACCAATAAACCCACCCTAGCTCCTTAAGAACCGGATCGATTTTAGCCAGAAATCCGGCAACAACTGCACTCCCTCCTACAGATATTATAGAAAAAATCTTCCATGCCCACTCTGCCATCGACAATGAAGACTGAACCTTTTCTAATCCATTCCACAGCGATATACGCATAACTATCTTCCTGTTAGGTACCTGCCGAAATTTAACAGGAATCACAAGCTATACTCAATGTCCATTGAGGACATCGTATTCTCCTCGCAATGCTTTCTCGCTATCCGGGCTCGGTCATACGCTTTCGCCAGCTCTCCCGCTCGAGCATCAGACCGTGCGAGCAGGTCGGAGAGCACCATGACGGCGCGGGTGGCTGCCTGGCCTCGGGCGACAGCGGCGGAATCCGGGCCGGGGCAACTGACGGCGGCGGCAAGTTGGGCGCTGCGTTTGCTGTCCTAGATTATGTCAGCGTCCCGCACGCCTTCTTCGGCAACTCTATAGAATTGCTTACCACTTGTTAGCTAGCACACTGGGTGTGGTTGGCCAGATTAGCGCCTGAGCAGCTATCACTGATTTCTGCTCTGGGTCATAGGTAACGCTTGGGGATCCATGAAGCTTGTAGCCAAGCGCAAGCTGCTCGGAAACACGGCGGCAAAAGGATTCGTCATCCTTTCCTGTGATGAGTCGGTAGGTTGGAAGATCATTCGGTGGTAAAAAGCTCATTTTGCATCCTTGTGTTGAGCTTGAGCGATCGAACCCTGCAGGGCCGTGGGCGTATGAATGTCAGGATCACTGCACAGGAAGCGTCGGCGTTCCACCGTGTAAGTGGTAGTCGGTCGCGGCCTTCATCTGCGCCTCATAGATCAGGCGCAGCCGGTCGACCGTGACCGCTGGCTCTCCGCGTTCCTTCGCCTCCAGGTAGTCCCGATGGGCGTCTCTGGCCTGGAGGTACAGCGGGTGGTCTGGCATAACCTGGTTGTCTGCTCCCATGACCCTACTCCATCAGTGGATTGTCGTTTCACCCAGCCCGGCCGCACGGCACTGGTAATCGGCCGCCGCCTCATAAGCTGAATCTGCCAGTAGCTGCAGGCGAGCGACTTCTTCAGGCGAGGCGCCGGCGGCTTCGGCTGCCCTAACCTTTTGGGCGGTGATGAGCGCACAGCGGATCAAGCTTTCACCAGCCTGCACCAGGCCATTGAACGTCTTTTTCATGATGGGAGAATCACAGCCTCAGGCTTTACAGATAGAGCTCAGGCTAGCAGACCTACTGCTTCATGCGAGCAGTCCCACTGCCCAGCCCGTCGTATTCCCGAGCACATTGCAGTCCCGCTATTCGGGCGCGGTCATACGCTTTCGCCAGCTCTCCCGCTCGAGCATCAGCCCGTGCGAGCAGGTCGGAGGGCACCATGGCGGCGCGGGTGGCTGCCTGCCCTAGGGCGGCAGCGGCGGTATCCGTGCCGGGGCAATTGACGGTGGCGGCGAGCCTGGGGTTTTCGCTGCGCCACCTCTAGCCAGCAACATGTGCATTTTTGAAAGTAGACAGACGGCGCACATGGCATGTGCGGAGTTGCTGGAGGAATGGGAATGGGCTTCAAAGGCCTTGAGGGGTCATTTATCCCCCTGATTCCCCCACACAAAACCGCTTTTGGTACAAAAAGTGGTACGAGCACTACGCACCACTTCCGGGAAGCTCTCTCTTTTTCGCGCAGGAAAGCCAGAGAGCCATCGCATCACGGTCTCGGTTTTACCCTGTCTTCCGAGGTTGGCTTGCCACTGCTTACCGCTGAGGAAAACTTCGTCCCGAAGTGGGTAATAAATGTTGCGACTAGGTGTCCATGGTAGAAACCGTAGACCTCCGGAGGCACCTCTCTACCCTGTGGATTCACAACAGTGAAAGTCAGTCTGTCCTTTTTTACTTGAGGCCTCATCCAGGCTTTTCTCTTCCACTGCTCTGCTTTGTGGGTGATATCACCATCGGAGTCCAAATCCCAGGTAGTGATTTTCCCTTCCTGCTCTTCTTGGTTGATGCGCTTCTTGAATTCGGATAGCAATCCGGATGGGGTGGAAGTGATGAAATCGACTGCCATGTCAGCACCTAGCTCAAAATGATGGAGTCAAATTGATATCAATTTTATCTAGGCCCAGTCAACCTTGTTGATGAGCATATGATTGTCCTGCTGAAATGAGCCTATCGACAAGCGGAAACTGCCGCTTCCAGCAGCCGCTCGTACCCGATCCGCTGACGGCGCTCGGCCAGCAGGGCGCGCACCTTCACTTCGAGGCTGTCGGTCTTGCGCAGGCTGGCGGCGGCCCAGGGCGGCACGGCCACGTCCGGCGTACGGCAAGGCATCTGTACCGGCACATCGACGCGCACTGTTCGCACCTCCGGCTCAACGTGGGCCGCGCAGCCGGCCAGCAGCAGGACAACAACAGCTAAGGCAAGGCCAGTTTGCGATTTTGCGCAAGTTAGAAATTTCATAGGCCAAGCTCCTTGTCGATGATTGAGGTTGCGGCCGTGCACTGGTCGCCCCCGGTGCGCTCCTGCTGAAGTCGGTTGGCGGCCTGGTAGTCAGTTTGGGCGCTGGCCTTGGCCTCGTCGAAGGCCTTCTCGGCCGCAGCCTGGCGCTGTTGCGCGGCAAGCTGGAGGTCGCCAAGCGCCCTGCCCTGCTCGCCGGCCAGGGCCTCAAGGTTGGCGCGGGCCAACTTGCACTGTCCGGCCTGCTTCGCCAGGTCGTCGGCATCGGCGCGGGCGTTCCTGATCTCCCCGTGCTGCCACAAGATGACGCCGGCAGCGGCCAGGGCCAGCACCAGCCACAGCGGGATGGCTTTGATCACCGCGAGCACGCCACTCATGCCAGCGCCCGCCGCACACCTTCATCGATCATCGCCGCCGAGTACGGGTTGCCGCCGTTCTCATGGACGATGATGCCCAGCACCATCCCGCGCAGGATGGCCGGGTTCTTGATGTCGATCGGCGCCGTGGGGTGCACGCCGATCCGGGTGGCCACCGAGCGCGCATAGGCCTGGGTGTCGTTCTCAGTACTCGGCGCCCAGCGGTTGATGGTCTCGAGCACGGTGTCGATGCCCTTGCCGCCGACACCGGGCATACCGTCCTTGCCCCGGTAGTTGATCAGCAGCTTGCCCAGGGCGCGGATGCCGTTCTCGGGCGAGTCAAAGCGGGCGAAGCGCGGCTTGGCCACGCCCTCCTCCAGGCCCAGCTGGCCGACCCAGGCGTTGCGTGGGTTGAAATCGATGTTGCCGGGGTTGTTGTTGCGTACACCGCGTGCGGTCATGGGTTTTCTCCAGGCATGAAAAAGCCCGCTCGGGGCGGGCTTCGTGGTGAAGTTGGTGATTTGTCAGAGTTATAAACAGAACTAACGGGATTCTATTACGAACGTCTCCCATTCCTTGGCAACTTTTCGATTGAAGGCAATGTTCCCGCCTCTCTCAGCGCAGACGAAGAACCCTCTGCATTTTGCTTGGAAAGACTTACTGCCAACCGGAATACAGCTTATGAGGGTTCGATGCTCGACCTCGGTGCCAAATATGTCTGCCAGCCTGATGTCGCCTTTTGACGTAAGCTGACATAGATAGTCGCGATCACCAAAGTTTACGCCAAACGCCACATGCCCTTGGTATTCATAGCTAACAACGGGATAAAGATGTGCGGTGGACAAAACCTCTGACTTTGGCTTGTGAACCAATCCGCCCTGTATGGAGCTGTAAGCAATGATTGATCCATGCGCAGTAACAATGGATTTAGATTCTGCTGCAATTTTATCTTTTAATTTGGCTCTGTACGAATCAAGCATCGCGCTTCGGACTGGACATAAAGTATTTTTTTGAATCGACTCCACGGCATCCAAAACAAATTCATCTGGCATTTGATCTACAAATAACCTAAGAGCATCAGTCTTTAATCTTATTGATCCATATTGATCTGACTTTTTATCAATAACATCCTTAAAGATTATTTTTTTTAGAATTCGCGGATGCCTTTTAGCAATTTTTGGCACCAGAAAGCTAGCGGTAGTTTGGTGCTTCTTTCGAATTCTATTTACCAGTCGACAAAGTCCTAAGTGGTCTTCTTTTCTGGCCATGCTCAAGATTTCGCCCATGTTGTCCGTACCTGCCAACACGGATGTAACATGGTGACCAACAGACCTTACTGGTATGTGTCTAACATTCACGGCTTTTGAGCTGATGGTGTTAGCGTGATACCTGTCGCTTTCGTGATCAGGGTCATAGAAAATATAGATTGAACCAGACGTATCTTCAGGCTTTATGCCCATACCAGACATTGAGGCCGTAAAATGCTCTTGATATCCTGGATTTCGCCCTGAGCATTCTGCTTTGTCTATTGTCCATTGTGGACAAAATGCTGCAACAGTTTTTGCGCCAAGTGCCCTAGAGTATTTTATGGCAGCATAGCCGCCCATCGACCCGCCATAAGTGACTATCTCGGGACAACCAAAAAAATATTTCTTGATAGATGATATTGCTTCAGTGACGCTTTCTTTAGGAAACCAGTTTGGTTTTTTTGCCATGAATCCGATAGTAGTAATTCCAAGCTTTTTTGCTGGAACTCCTGCATAGACACTTGACCCGTTTGCGAGGTTAGCAAGATCGCCGAATGCCACCAGAATAAAATCAGAGGTGCCGGGCTGTCTTGCCACAACTATAAAATCATCTTCAAAGATAATGTGGGCTTCTTGGCTTGAAGAATCCATTGCATCAACCATGATTTTTCCATGAAATGGCTGCTATTGATAGGCGAATCAAGGTCAAAATCTTTTCCTGCAAAGGTGTCGAAATACGCATGAGTCTCAACCCATCATGAAATGCGAACCACCCTCCGACAAGGACGACCTGTGACCACCGCGAGGTTGGCGAGGAAGCTACCTATTTTTTCCTACCACCTCAAGTGGGCATTGTGGAAGAGCCCGGCGTACGGCCAGGGCTCATCCTCAAGGCTCAGAGCCCCGCAGGACAGCAGACCCCACGCACACAAGGTGAGCGAGATCTCAAATACTGCTGGCGCCCTATACCGACACTTCATGGTTTTGGGTCAAGGAATGCGATATGTCCCATGGAAAGCCACATTTCTGTTCGTAGTGCTGGTGGCATTCAGGCTCAAGGTTATGGTTCCGGTAGACGCATTAGCGGACAGCGTACCAGCTATTTCGCCGCCAGATGACCTGGCGGTGCCTGCTGCCTGAGCGAAGCCTGTGAACGCTGATGCCACTGGCAGGCTAATGTCGACGGTCAGAGCCCCGCTCGCAGTAGGCTTGATCTGCAACACGCCGCTGAAAGTAACGACGTTGCCGACCCTCATGTACTGACACGTATTTCCCGTTACGGAGTCCGCGTTGGTTACGTTGGTAAGCCCAGGAGACCAGGTCCCGCCGGCCGTTTCAACTGGAACAATCCAATTTCCACCGCGACGAGTACGGATTATTCCGTTGGTAGTGTCGGTATACGTTGATCCGTCTTTACCAGATGCGCCAAAGCCGCCGTACCAAGGACCCGTGAAATTGTACAAAATGTCGTTAGAACCGGTAATCGCAGGACCGCCGGTAGTGTCTTTCGGGTCAACATACTTCAATCGCATTTGGGTCTGAACGTAAGCTCCTCCGGAAGCGGGGGTCTCGGCTCTAACCGCTGCTCGACCACCAATGACCAGCAACCCATCAATCAACAAATTTCTGTAAATTGATGATTTGCAGTTCAAGGTGATTACATCGAATTCTGCGCGATGAACAATACCGCCACTTATAGTTACAGATTCCATGGCGATGCCAGTATCACCATCAACTTCCAAGAAGATCAAGGCACCAGTTAGAGGATCGCGCACAACCGGCGAGTCAATGATGCCATTGCGCAGCCGAGACATTCGAATTCCGCCGGTCGATGCGTATGGGCGCAAGCGCTTCCTACTGATAAATCCCTCTACTTGGAAGCCATCGATCCAGCTTATATCAAGAGCATTAAAATTCTCTCCAGGGATCTGTCCTGCGTCTTCAGATACGCACCCGCTCAGGTAAATATTCGTGTGGTATACGCCTCGACTATTAGGGCCTAGAATCTTAAACCCAGACCCTCCTGTTGGCGATAGTCCAGATCCAGCCATACGTGATATGCAGCGCACGAAATGGACATTGTCCGCTTGGTAGTTTCCACCTATTCGGTATCCATGCTCAGGAGTATCTTCAGCATCCCAATCTTCAATTCTGACATCTTGTGTGCCCAGATCAACCGTAGACTCAATCAGAACGGCATTTTGACCTGCACTACCTGCTGCGCTTGGGGATTTACCAAAAAGCCTACCGCCCTTAAAGGTTGCACGTTTTATATCTGTGCAGTACAAGCCAGTAGTGGCACAATTTGCTCTTGTGAAACCATGAACTATATCTTCGGTGCGCAGATACCTGAGTGGTTTGGAATGATTATTTATATATGTGCGATCTACTTGAACGCTTGACGCGTCATGTACAAACAATGCATTTCGAGAAGAGCTTACCCCACAGTCTTCAGAATCTGAGGTGAATTTGTATCTACCTATTTTGACGCGAGAGCCAATTACCTCTGTTCCTCCTTCGGTAGCACCGCCAGGAGTGGATATTCTCAGATTGTCTACCCTGACATCATCATAAATACGAGCACCGTAACTACTATCCGTGGACAGCCGCCTAAATGTAGACCCATTGGTCACCAGGACCAGACCAGCCGGCAGCTCTAATTGTCCTACGTACCCATAGACCTTATCGCGCTGCAGATACGCCTTTCCCGCTCCGGCTTTGGCCGATAAAAAAAGCTTTATTTTCAAGGTCTCGTCTGAACCATCACCAAGCAAGCCAAAATCGCTTGCCGTGATTCGGTCGGCGTTGATACTTGCCTGAGAGCGGCGCACCGCTCCATTTGCATCAACGCAACTTCCTAGTTTAGAAGCCCCTTGTTCAGAACCCAACGCCTCCTCAAGATGGTTGACTGCAGCCAGACTTTCATTGGGCCTCCAGCCAGAATCCGTGTAGCGGTACTCGACTTGGTCAACAGTGTTTGTGTAGCGGTCACCGACTTGGAGGGGCGCCCCATCGTCACGGACTGTAGGCGCCTCAGGCGACGGAAGAAGAAATCTGGCCAAGCTCGAACGAGATTCAGCCGCTGCGTCCAACGCTTCGCCTGCCGTCTCGATGGCAGCCTCGACAGCCGCTGTCCTGGCAATATCGGCAGGGATCCATCCTCCCTCGATGAGCCCCTGTGCGTCTGCCAACGGGATTTTGCCCGGGCTCGGCGTGGTCGATGCAGTGCCCCCGGTAACGACAGCTTCAGCGTTCTGCGCGCTGCGTGCCGCATCTCGAGCGCTTGCACTGGCTGTCTCTGCGTCGATGGCTACTTGCTGCGCAGCAGTCGTTGCCTCGGCCGCATGGCCAGCTGATACCTGCTCAGACAGCCCGGCTGCCAGCTGGCTTTCTGCTGCTGACTTCTCACTGGCGCTGGCTGCTGCCTGGCTTTGCTCAGCAGCAGACTGCGAGAGTGCCGCTGCGTCCTTTGAATCCTCTGCCGCCGAGGCCGCAGCGACTGCTTCGTCGCGCCCAGTGGCAACAGCTAGGGCGTCACTGCTCACCTGAGCCGCCTGGCCATTGACCGTGGCAGCTTGAGTTGCCACCTGGTCGGCGTTGGCCTTCACCTCGCCTACGAGCTTCTTGACTTCAACACGGTCGGCTTTGGTGGACTCGCGTGCATCCTGGATCTGCCCAAGCAGCTCCACGGCAGCGTCGATTTGTGGCCCTGTATGAGAGCTGTTGTAAGGCATTGGTGATTTTCTCCAGGCGAAAAAAAACCGCCTTTCGGCGGCTTGCTTGAATCAGGTCGGTCAGGAAACAGTGATGATCAGGTTACGTTCCAGTCCCGAAAGAGCGTCGAGCGCAACCCCCGTCACCTGATGCGGAAAGTCGACGTTCGCGCTATGGATTTCCATGGCAGGGGCGTTGACCCGCTCGACGCGTGCGGTGGGCTGAGCCCCATTCATCGACACAGCCCAGCCTCGGGTTGTCCTGGGCGTCAGCCCTATCACGATCAACAACTCGTTCTGTTGCTGCGTAGCGATCGTCACCGGAACTGCTGGTGAGGTGTGCGCTTCAAGGCTCACGGTCGACCAACCTTGCGCTCGAAATACCAGCACGGAAACGAAGACCGAGTTGGAGCCAGCGCGCGCATAGACAGGGGCAGCAAGCCCAGGCGCGTACCGGGCAGTGCATACGTAGTCCTGACCACTCTGGGCCCAGTGCTGCCAACCTGCGGAAACCATGGTTGTGCGGATCGACTCGTTCAGTGGCGACATCGTGGTTATGACCAAGTCGCCAGGCTGGATGCCCGCAGGATATTTTGCTTCCACGTTCGTGGCGCCGCTGGCCAGTAGGTTCGTCCCGCCGACGAATTCCCAGCTTGACCATGGTCCAGGCAGCGCTCCACCCATCAATGCGGCCTCGATCATGCTCTGGCTCCTACCGATCCGACCCAGCCATCGCCGATCCAGATCAGGATCACCGTCGTCCAGGTCGTGCCAAGCACGGGGACTTGGCTGTTATTCCAGAGCACACCGGGCGGCCAGGTGATATCAGACCTGCCAGTGATGTGCAGAACGACAGTCGTCGCCCGGCCCGCAGCGGGTTGATTCTGGAACACCAGCTTCCTGGCCTGCGCTGCGTTGACTTTGAAGACCTGCCCCAGGTTGAGGTCAAGCGTTGCGGTCGTCGGGATGACGTCAAGGTCGTAGCGTCTCAGGCTGCTGGAGTACTCGACACCAGAGCCATCAGGCTTGGCGACCAGCGGAAGCCCTCCTTTCGATGCGATGGCTGGAAGCCCAGCAGCGCCTTGAGCCGCCGCAGCTGCAGCCTGAGCCGTGTCACGAAAGCCCTTTGCACTCTCTGCCTGCGTCTTCGCCGCGGCCGCCTGCTGTGTTGCGGCCTGGGCGCTCTGCGACGACGACAGCGCGCGCTGGGTCGCCAGCTCGACCTGCGCAGCGCCATTTTTCGATGCAAGCACAGCGCTCTCGGCGGCGGCTTCGGCTTGATCGCCAACGTAGTCGATGACGCCATTCATCTGGTCAGCAAACTGCGGCAGCGCGGCCATGAAGGTATCCGCCAGTGTGGCAAAGGTGCCGGCCGAGTTCTGCCGGCTGGGCGCTTCCGGCAGAGGCGTTACGGTTGGTGTTGCCATTAGATGAGCCCCTCTACGGAGATCGAGCAATCCGACGCTGTCGGGCCGCTGATCACCAGGTTGAATTCCTTGTAGAAGCCGTACAGGATCGTCGACTGAAAACTGGCCTCACCAATCCACACGATCGGCTTAGCTCGGTATTTGCTGAGCAGGCGTTGCACCTGGGAGACCATGCTGGTTTGTACCAGCACATCGAATTCGGCCCGCTTGGAGTAGCCGCGCTCGACGATGATCATGTTGCCGAAATCGTCGCGCTCCTTGCGGCTGTAGTCATTGATGCCGACAGACGTGCCATACAGGGCCTCCCCCAGCACAGCAGCCTTCCCCACGATCAACGCGCCAACCTTGGCTACACCGCCAGGCTTGGCGATCCTGATCTCGACGGAGCCGTAACTGCCTGCGGGCAGGCCCAGCAACACGAAATCTTCGTTCACCTCAACCGGCGAGAAGAAGTAGTCGTACCAGTCATTGATGCCGTCGGTGGATACCGGCGATACGTTGGATTCGTAAACGATCCCCTGGTAGGGATCAACGACCCTGACGTAGATCGACGCCGCGTCTAGCCCGAAGAAGGCCAGGGAGTCCACGGCACGGCCAGGGGTGATGGTCAGATCGATGCTTTCTGGATTGGTGGTCTCGGTACCAATCTTGTCGTCGAACATCCGCCACCGATTGGTCGGGCCCAAGTCCAACCAGGTTGGCGGATCGGTCGGCGTACCTGCCGGGTTTTTGTTGCTGTGTGCGACGAGCGCCTCATAGTTGCGGTGGTTGAGCATGACGCGATCACCGATCACATACGATTTGCTCGAGTCCCAAAGCGGGTAATCGCTCTCGGGCACGTTGGTCAGCAATGAAGCCACCTGGAAAGCCTGCCCAACCTGCACCACAAGAGGCTCAGCATTGGGCTCTACCAAGAACGCCTCCATCTTCGCGAGCGCTGGTGTGATCTCTACAGGCTCAATGATCCTCACGGGTACAGCTCCTGTTCCAGTTTCTGCGGTAGAAGATCGGTGTTCTTGGCGGCTTTCTGGGTGTTCTTGGCGATCGCGAACAAGGCCGACTTGAGCTCGGCACGCAGCTCGCGCACCTCTGCGGCCGTGGCCTCGTCCTGACCGCCTGCAAGCATCGCTGCCGTATGGCCTGCGTTGTAGATCCGGCTGGGCCCGGTCACCTCCAGTTCCGGTCCACGCTCCCCTACCAGGCGCAGCCCACCACTGAACATGCCCCCTGAGGCATAGCCAGGAATCCTGACGGCCTCACCGTTTGCAGCACCGCCGCGAGCGATGGTGTCCATCAAGCTGGCATAGGTCACCGAGCCGTTCTGCAAAGCAGCCGTCCAGGTTGCCAGTCCTGAAGCGTCCAGGTCCCTGCCGAGAACGGCCTGGTACACCGCCCGCAGCAGCGCTACGTTGTTGTCGGAGGTGTTCTGCCGAGCAGCGTTTGCATCCTTGATCGACAGCGAGGCCGTGATGGCATAGCTCAGCCTGTCGACTGCGGCAGCCACCGACACAATCGAGTTGTCCACGCCGTTGAGCGCATCGACCTGTGCCTGAGCAAGCGTGAGCTGCGCGTCGTACTGAGCCATTTGCAGGTCGTAGGACTTCTGCGCCTGTGCAATTTGCGCCTGCAGGCTCTCCACCGTTTTCTCGGCCGACGTCAGTTGCTTGCCGTTCGCCACGTTCAGCTGACTGACGATGTTGGCCGTGCGGCCCTGATCCCGGTTGAAAGCCTCGAGTGAGGCGTAGGCCTCAGTATTGTTGCGCCCTACCACCTCGAGCGCATCGTTGAGTCCTGTGATGCCGCTCAGCGACTTGCCGGCGCGCACGGCCGCCAGCGCATTGGCCAAGGTGGCCTGCGCCTGCGATCGCAACATTTCCACCGCGCCCTGAGAGTCACCACGCAATGATTTGAGCGCGCTGCTCAGGCTGTTACTCACCGACGTCAGGTCGCTGATTCGTTTCTGAGCCGTCTGCGACATGTCGTTGAGCGAGGCGGCCTGCGCATTGAATGCCTCGGTCAGGGCGTTTTTCTGCGCATCGACGGCCCGCTGTACTGCGCCCATCGCCGCGGTCACGTTGTTGCCAAGTAATGCTGCAACCCGGGCCGCCTCTTCTTGCGCTGCCTGAGCCGCAGCCGCCGCTGCCTCTTTGGCAGCCTGTGCCGCTGCTTCTGCACGCGCTTCGAGGATGTCATAGGCCTGCGCAGCACTTCCGGCGGCACCGATCAGCGTCATGTACATCTGGTGACCGCTTTGGGTCGTGAGGTCCAGTGCCTCAATGGCTTTGCGGTACCCTTCCCGCGTCTCGGGCAGCGCCACGTTCAAGGCCTTGAACTGCTCCTGCACCGCAGAGAGCGTTGACTCAGCCCGCTCGGCATCGGTGAAGAAAGCCCCTAGATAGGTGCCAAGGCTCTCCGAGAACGCCTGCGCCGCGGCAGCTGCAGCCTCAGTTGCAGCCGCCGCGCGCGACTCGAGGATATCGTAGGCCTGCGCTGCTGCGCCCGCTGCGCCCACCAGGGTCAGGTACATCTGCTGACCCGTCTCAGTGGTCAGGTCGAGCGCCTCGACCACTTTGCGGTATCCCTCCCGGGTCTCGGGCAGGGCCACATTCATGGCCTTGAACTGCTCTTGCACCGCCGACAGCGTCTTGTCGGCCCGCTCGCTCTCGCTGAAGAAGGCTTCGAAGTAGGTGTTCAGGCTCTCGGTGTAGGCCTCCATGCCGCCGGCAGCCGTGACCAAGGCGTTGGCCAGCTCCATCGAGTGCGGCGACAGCTTGAGCATGGTCACATCGACCAGGCCCAGAGACTTGTTGAAGCTCTCGAAGACGTTGACCCGCTCGGCCAGCTCAGCATAGCTGTAGCCGAAACCGCCCGCGCCTTGGTCGATGAAGGCAACCATCTGGTCAGCGAATCCGCTGAAGATCTTGGAAATCTCCTCCTGGATCTGCTCGCTGGTCTTGCCCTTGGTCGAGATCTGCTGCCGGGCAATCTGCAGGCCGGCGAAGGCGCCCTCGCCCACCGACACACCGATGCGATCGAGCAGATCAATCACCGAGTCCTGCGTAGTGTCGTAGGTGTCCTGCAGAGCGGCCTCGACCTCGGGATCCATTGCGCTGTACCTGGTGCGCTTCTTGTTCTTCCCGAACAGGCCGCCCTTTTTCTTCTGGTACACGAACTGCTGGCCGAGAAAATCGCCGTCGTTCACGCCGAGAGAGATGCCGGTGTCCTTGGTCTGCCATTTGCCGCCGAACAGCGCACTGCCGATCATGGCAGTGATGGTCCCGGGAATGTTGAGCAAGTTGCCCAGCGCCCCGCCGATACCGAGCTTGTCGGTCAGCTTGCCGATGGCGCCGTTCAGCTCGGCGATCGGCTGGAAGCCCGTGGCCCAGGCCGCGGCATTGCCACGGGTGTCTGAGGCATCCAGACGCACCCCGTTCTTGTAAGCCTCATAGGCCTTGAAGGCCGCGAAGGCAGCAGCAGCTGGCAGGGCCGCCGAGGCCAAGCCGCTCAGGCTCAGTCCTCCACTGGCCGCGCCGGTACCAGAGGCCGCCGCTCCGGACGCAGCGCCCCAGCTGGCCTGGGCACCGGCCTGCATGGAGAACTGCGCGCCGAACTGGCTGGCCCCGGTTGCAATCGCGCTCTGGTAGGCCGTCGCAGTCGAGGCGCTGCCGAACAGCGAGGCCAGCGCGCTGCTGATGTAGCTCGAGCCGCTGCTGATGGCGCCCTGCAGCCCGCCCAGGAAACCCTCACCAGCCGACCAGCCAGCGCTGAGCGCGCTGCCAAACCCAGAGGTGCCCAGGCGATAGGCGCTGCTCGCGGCATTCCAGAGGCTCGAAACGCTCAACCCACCGCCAGCCCCGCCGCCTCCGGCTGCTGAACCTGCCAGCCCGCCCACGCCCAGCGCAGAGCCGATCTGCACGATGATTGGCTTGGTGATGGCCAGGTGCAGCATCTCGGCAAGGAATTGCCTGAAGCTGTTCTTGAGCGTGTCCATGAAGTTGCCGGACTTGCTCAGCACGGACTTCCACATGTCGGCGAAGGCATCGTCGATACGGTCGACAGCGGCGATCGTGACCTGTCCCCAGGTGGTAGCTGCGGCCTGGTTGCTCTGGTACTCCAGCTCCAGCCGGCCCATTGCCTCCTGATACTTGGCTGCGTTTTCTGGATACAGCGTCATGGCGGCATTCAGCGCCTTCTGCTCCTCGGTGTAGTCCCTGAGCAGTTTCTGCTCTGGATACAGCCGGTCCAGGATCGAGCCGGCCGCCGTAGCCTTGCGGGCAATGTCCAGAGCGTCCTGCTGCGCACGCGTGGCCTTGACCAGCGCTTCATACTCGACACTCGCCTGGGCAATGTCCTTTCCCGCCAGCGCCACTTTCAGCGCCTTCTGCACGTTGTACTCGGCCAGGGCGTCGGCGCCCTGCAGGGTGGCCTTGGCCAGGTCGATCTGGTCGGCCGCTTCCTGCTGCAGGCTATAGGTCTGCTTGCTGACAGCCAGCCGATCCTCGGCCGCCATCTGCTGCTGGATGGCCTTGGTCACCACATCTCGTGCGCCAGCGCTGGTTTTCAGCAAGGCCTCCTCGACCTTCTGCTGCAGCGTGAATTCCCGAGTGCGGTCGGTACCGGCCAGGAAGGCATCAGCCAGGCCCGTGGCGGACCTGATGGCGATGTCGGCCTGCGTCTTGAGATCGGTCAGCGCCTTGGCCTGGTTCTCGGTCAAGGTGGCGGCTTTCTGCGAGGCGCTGTTGGCGTCGCTCTTGGCCTTCGTCGCAGCCTGCTCTGCCGCCTTCTGCGCATCCATGGCCTGGGCGGTGGCCAGGATCTCTTTGCCCTCTTTGCTCTGGGCGTCGATCTTCTGTTCGGTCAGGAACCGATTGGCGGCGTCGACCGCCGTCTTGTCCTGCAGGGTGTTCAGCTGCTTCTGCAGGGCCGTCTGGTAATCGCCAGCAGCCTTCGTCTGCTCAATCGTAAGGCCCGTGTTGGCTTCGGTCGCTGCGGTATCCGCCTTCGTCTCGGCGGTCAGCAGCGCCACGCGGTCGGCGGCAAGCTTGGTCGTCTGATCAAGCGTGGATACGGCCTCGGCGCCCCGGGTAAGGCTGCGATAGCCTTCTTCCGGAATCTTGAAGCGCTTGCCCCAGTCGTCGAGCGTGTAGCTGAGGTCCTGCCCAGCCTTGCGCGCCTCTTCCGCTTCCTTGGCAATGCGGGCGCCGACCGTACTGCCCAGCACCTGGCGGGTTGTTTTCAGGAAGTCAGCGAACGCCTGGTCAGCACTGACCGCGGCCGTCTCCTGGGTCTCAATGGCCGAGACGATACGGCTGCGCTGCTGGGCGCGGGTCAGGCTCTCGAACTCCTTGCGCACCTCGGCAGCCGAGCGTTTCAGGTCGCCGAGGTCAGCACCGGCGCTTTTCGCATTGCTGCCCATGGTCAGGAAGGCTACGCCGGCGCCGATCGCCAGGGCGGCGATGCCAGCAGGCCCACCCAGCAAGCCAAGCAGGCCGGTGGCTGCACGCGCCAGCACACCCTTCGCTGCAGCGGCTTCGGCCTGTGCGATAGCGTTCGCCTGAGTGGCCGCTGTGTCGCGCGCCATTGCAGCTGCTGCTGCATTCGACGCCGCAGCCTCAGCAGTGGCAGCAGCGGTGGCGGCCTTGCGAGCGGCAGCAAGCTCCAGCTCGATCGCCGCAAGCGACGCCTTCAGCTGCTTCTCTTGCTGGGTACCGGATGCCAGGACCGCCTGATACCCGAGCGACTCGCGAACTGCGTTCAGGTTGGCCACGCGCGCGGCGGCTTCCGCAGCAATGGCCTTGGTTGAGCCTGCGGCCGCTACAGCTTCCCGGAGCTTCGCGGCGCTGCTCGCAGCTGCGGCGGCGGCCTCCTCGGCGTGCGCAACGCTCGAGGCCTTGATAGCTGCCGTGCTCTCGATGAACGCCTTGCCTGCAGCGCCAGCTGAGACAACGGCATCGATCGCGTACTTGGAGAACGCCGCGGCGAGTTTGCCGCCCAGGGCAGCGGCCAGGATGTCGACGTTCTCGGCCAGAAAGCCGATGGTTTCGCCGAGCTTCTGCGCGCCGCCCGTGTCCCGCAAGTTGGCCAGGCCGGCCGTTACGCTCTCGATGCCTGGCAGCAAGCCCACGGCAATCTGCTGACCTACACCTGAGAAGGTAGCCTCCAGCTCACGCATGGCCTGGCCCGCATCAACCAGGCGTTCGATGTTGAATTTGGAGATCACAGAACCGAGCTTGTCGGCTTGGTCACCGGCGTCCTTGAAGCCTTTGCCGTTATCACGCAGCAGGGGAATCAGCGCCGTGGCTTCGTCCGCCATCTGCTCCATGTAGGTCGTCAGCTGCTGCTGGTTGAGCCCGGCTTTTTGTAGGGAGTCGTAGTACAGCTGCAGCGCCTGCGGACCGGACAGGTTCTTGAACTGGTCAGCCGTCACGCCGACGCGGGGTGCAATCTCCTTGAAGAAGTCGGACATCTCGCCGCCGCCGCGCTGGATGAACTCACCCACCCGGTCGTTCACATCCTTCAGGATGTCGCCCAGCTTGTCCTGCTCTACCCCTACAGACTTGGCGCCGAACGCCATGCGCTGGAAGTCTTCGACGGAGGTGTTAGCCACCGACGACAGGTTCTTGATCTCCTGCGCGTGGGAGATCGTGCTTTGCGTCAAGGCAACCAGGCCGGCCACTGACCCTGCAGCTGCGAGGTTGAATCCACCGAAGGTCGAGACGATCGAGGAGATGACTCCCTGCATACCGCGCGCGCTGGCGCCGGCCCGGTCAAAGGCCGTGTCGACCCGCGCCAGGCTGCCGTCCATGTTCTTGGAGGTTTTCTCCACGACGCTCTCGCCGCGCGCCATTTCCTGCCGCATTTGGGCGGTGGTGGCCTCGATACGGACCAGCATGCCTTGAACGTCGGTATCAGCCATCACTTTCTCCAGGCATAAAAAAACCCGCCGAAGCGGGTCAATAACTTATAGAAACTTACTTTGCCAACTTCAGACCTTCATCCCAAGCTTCCTTGAAGCCATCCAGAGAAATATCACCATCCAACCCCCCGAAACGAACCCTTGCTTTTTTACCGGAAAGAACAGTATTGAATCCTACGCCACTAGGGTCTACTGAATCGCATCCGCCAGCGACTTTTTTATCATTAAGCACGAATGCCTTAGCACCATCAACAGAAACAGTGCTTGCGTTCAAGTCACAAAACGGCCAGTAGCTTTTTCCCGCAAATCCAAGCGGCGGACTGACAACAACCAATTCTCCATCCAAAATCTCAAGCCCAAAAATCTCATTTGCAGAATACAAATATTTATTGCTTGAATTTTTTACAACCGTAAATAACTTAACACTTGAAGTGGAAGACAAGTCACCACTTACACGTTGCACATGCCAATCGCCATAGGCCTGCCATCCAGGATAACTTTTTGAATGAGCAGCACTCACGGAATCCACATATATTTTCGCCATCTTGTAATATTCTGATTTTGAATTTCCATATTCACTATCAGAAACCGAAGCACATCCCGAAATGGATATTGCAATCGTTCCAAAAATTGCGGCCCTATGCATTCTTGCTCCTAGCCAATGCCTGATTAAATTTTACCGAGCAACGATACTAAGAATTTCTGAATAGTCGTGCAATACATCAGCATCTAGGATGACCTAGCCGCAGCTGCACCGCGCAGGCCGCGCCGGAGATCCTTGGCCACAGCCGCTTTCGAAGGCTTGGTCTCGCCTGTGCCGAACGGGTTAGTCTTCTTCAGGAAGTCCGCCTTGGCCTCCCAAGCCATGAGGATCTCGATCACGGGCGTCTCCCATGCGTCCCTTACAGACCATCCTAGCCAGCCAGTCGCTATTCCGAAGAGTTCGTCGACGTAGCTGCCATTTCCTGATCGCTCTGGTCGTTTCCCTGCATGGCTTCAAGTTCATCGTCGGTCTTGCCGCCTGGGTTGAGCAGAGCCTTGACGAAGGGCAGGACCTGGGCGCCGACCTTGTTGACGCCGCCTTCAAACACTGCCTCTTCCACGGCCTCCAGTTCCTTGCGCTTGTTGAGGTCGATACCGGCGCCGGCGGCGATGATGTAGGCAGTTGCGGTGAGGTTGGCCGCGCCCAGCTGCTGCATGGCGGGCAGGAGGCCGCCAAAGCGGTTTTCCAGCGTCCGCACGGCGCGCAGGGTGGGCTTGAGGGTGAAGCTCTCGGTACCGGCTTCGACGATGATGGTGCCGTGGTTGGTCTTGGACATTGCGGTTTCCTTGGGATGGGGATGCGAGTGAGCGAGGCGCCGTCTGGCAGCGCCTCAGGCCTGGATCATGGAGCCGGTTGGGCTTCGTAGATCTCGGAGTTGATGCCGACGGTGACGGCACGCTTGAGTACGTCCTCGGCACCACCGACCTGCTTGCGAGACGACATGACCTTGGCGGCGAAGTAGTCGGCAACGCCGCTCTCGTACAGCACCTTCACCGGGTAGTCGAAGCGGCTGCGGTCTTTCTGCGCGGCCTGCAGGGCCAGCTGACCAGCATCGTCGTCGAGCAGGCCGATCGACAGGTCGACAGATCCAGCGTCGGCCAGGCCTTTGAGGTGTCGGGTTCGGGAAGCGGCGAGCGAGGCAAAGGTGACGTCACCCACCTCATCGCCGTAGTCGCCGATGTTCTCGACTTCGCCGATCTCGGTGTAGGTGATGGCGGCCAGCAGTGTCAGGGCAGCAGCGCTGTCCTTGGGCAAGTCGGCGGTCAGGCGCGGCCCGATGAAAATCTTCGTGCCGGCTGCGGTAGTAACAGGCATGGGTAGTCCTCCTGGGACAGGTGATATGCCGCGACGCGGCGGGTTCAGGGGTGGATCAGTGTTGGGTGATGACGCGCAGCGTCACAGCGCCCTGGTAGGTCATACCGTCAGGCTCGCGGCTGGTCTGCTTGCGCGTGACCTGCATCCCGACGACGTGGCCGGTGGTGAGCGGCAGTGGTTGGTTGTGCAGCAGGCCATCGATCGCAGCCATGATTTCGTGCACTTCCCTCTGGCCCTGGTACTGGCTCCATACCGACAGGTACAGAAAGCGCTGATCCTTGCGGCTGGCCAGGAAGTCGGCCGCGTCGCTGACCGAGCTGTTGAGGGTCACGTAGGGGAACGGCGCGTTGTCGGGCACGCCGTCATGCACTGGGCACGGCAGGCCTGCAGCCAAGCGGTCATACAGCGCGACCTGGAGGGCAAAAGCTGGATCGGCCATGTCAGCGCACTCCGGCTGCTTTGGTGAGTGTGCGACCAACCGCCGCCCGGACATCAGCCAGGACGACCTCACGGTTCACGTCCAGCGCTGGCCTGAGCCAGGGGTGCGCTGGCATGGAGGGAATGTCCGGAGACTTGCCGAACCAGTTGCGGCCATCGGTCTTGTTGGTGGCCTGCAGCGTCCGCCGGCCACCCTTCTGGCCTCGGTAGTTGCCCTTGGTCCCGTACTCGATGAAGCGCAGGTAGAAGAACCGGCGGTTGGCCTTCTTGCCGCGCAGGCCGATCTGCGCATCCAGCCCACTCGGAGCCACGTAGGCCGTCAGCGCCTCGGCACCGGCGCCGGTGTCCTTGGGCACAAACTGCTTCATGCTGGCCAGGATCTTGTCGGCCCCCTCCTGCATGGCCACCTTGACCTCGTTGTCGACGGTCTGGTGGATGGTGCGAAGCACCTTGCGCAGCCTGATATCGCCCGTCAGGCGCGAGCGGCGCGCCACTTCACTCGCCCTTGGCCGCCGCTGCAGCCTTGGGCGTATCGGCGGGCTTGGTGGCGGTGGTGACCTCTTCCACCTGATTGTTTTCGATCAGGCTTCGGCCCTCGTCTGCCTTCACGTCGAAGGTTTCGCCAATGGCTTTCTCGCCCATGGGGCCAGAGAGACTGGCCAGCGCTCGTACTTTCATGATGGTTTCCTCAAGGATTGATGACGTTGGAGCAGAGCAGCCGCAGCATGTCTCGCTCGTTGCTGGGCAACACAGCCTCGATCAAGTAGGTATCGCCAGCTGACACATGGAAGAGCCGCATGCCGTTCTTGTAGATGCGCGAAAAGCGCACCCGGATTTCGGCAGACACGACGTTCTGGATCTGGTTGGCGACTGGGTCGACCCGGCCCGTGGGTAGCTGAATCTCTGCCCAGATGGCCTTGATCGCCACCCAGGACTTGCGCCTTCCGCCGCCTGGCTCGGGCGTGGACTTCTCTTCCTGCAACTGGCAACGATGGCGAAGCGGGCCGGCCCTCATATGCCCCACCCGACCCGGTACGGTGTCAGCAGCGCTTGAGAACCCCGGGGCAGGTCGGTGGCAATGGTGCCGATCACGACGTCTTCGCGGTTGGCGTACAGGTGGCCCAGGATCAGCAGGCAGGCCGACTTGAACGGCGCGTTGCTGAGCATGGGCTTTTCCCCAGCAACTCCGGCTGCGATCGCCTCAGCCAGCGACTGCGCATCGGCGTAGACCTGGCGGTTGAGGTAGTCCATGGCCGATTGCTCAGCGGAGTCGATCAGCAGCTGCAGGTAATCGTCGTCATCGTCCGGATCACGCAGGTGGGCGCGGGCCAGCGCCATGCTGATCACTGACATGGTTCACTCCTCCAGCGGAGTGCGCGATACCAGCTTGCGGAGTTCAAGCTCTTCGGCATGACGCCGCGGTACCAGGTAGCCCGGACCGCGGCGCCGGCGCAGCTCGCCCTCGTCCAAGAACGAGCGCAGCGGGTAAACCTCGACCGTGGCCGGATTCAACTCGACCGGAACGCTCGAGGTGGATTCGTCCAGCCCTGCCACATCCGCAGCGGCACCTGCAGCATCCTCGGCCGAGGTGGCAACCGGCGCCAGCTCTACCGGCACCTCGGTCGTTGGACCGCCAGCTTCTTGCTCGGCATTGGCGCCAGGGTCAGCAACGGGTCCGGCAATTGCTGTACTGGTCTCGGCCGCATCGACAACGGTGGCGTTGCTGCCGCTAGGCGGCGAGGCCAACCCCTGATCAGCGGAGGCTGGTGCAGCAGGTGCTGGTACAGCCTGCTCAGGTGCCGTGCTGGGTTTGTCCTGCTTCTTGGTGCTAGCCATGAGATCGCTCCTGTGCGGCGCCATCGCTGGCGCCTTTGAAGTGGAAGGCTTACGAACCGCTGCCGGTCAGCGGGCCGGTAACGAAGGCCTCGCCACGGTAGATGGCCAGCGCCAGACGCTGCTCGGCGCGAACGGTGACCATGTTGTTTTCGAAGTCCTTGTCGTTCTCGGTGGAGATCAGGATTTCAACGTCCTGGCGGTCGAAGATCTGCGCACCCAGGCCAAATGCCCCGACGAGGAAGTCGTCGAGCGGCATGGCTTGGGTGGATACAACAGGCCGGCGCCACAGGGTTGGCTGGGTATCGCCCTGTGGTTGGCCGATGAGGTAGCGGCCCTGTGCATCCTTCAGCAACTCGATCATGGCCCAGTCGATCGGATTGAGGACGATACCGTCCGCTGGGAACTCGGCGAGTTCTGCCTGCAGCAGCGCCAGGCGAATGCGGTCGATGCGCTGCTCACCCGCTACTTCCACACCACCAGGAGGCGCATAGAGCTGGGCGGCCGGCACGATACCGCCGATGTTAGCTCCGGCACCGTTGCCGAACAGCATCTGAGACTCTTCCGCGAGTTTCAGGCCGTAATGGCCACGGGCGTCAATGAAGCTTCTCAGCGCTGGCGCGTCGTCGAGAATCTGGCGGCTGGCCTTGAAGAGGTGCGCTAGCGTGCGAACCGGGGCATTTTCCAGCTTGAACTTGATGTCGGAATAGGGCTTGGCAGTCGTTTCTGCAACTGGCCGTGCGTTGTTGATGAAGCCTTCTTCCTGCACGTACTCGACCGAGTTACTCCCGGTCTGACCCGGCGCGATCAGATCGCGAATGGTCAGGCGTCGCTCGGGGATTGCCTGGATCCCGTAGCGTCGATCTGCCGGGACGGTATCAGCCCCCGACCCGGGCGCGGAGGTGATAGCGGCGCGGGCCACCGAGATGCGTCGGGAACCGCGGAAGGACGAGTCAACGCCCTCCATTTCCTTGGCTGCGGTAACGATTTCACCTGCAGACTTCTGGCGGTCGGGCTCGTTACGCCCACGGCTAGCGTTCACCAGCTTTTGCTCGGCTTCGCCCAGGCGCGCCTGCAGCTCGCCCTGCTTGGTGAGCAGTTCATCCACCTTGGCACGGGTCTCGGCGTTCATTTCGCCAGACGCCTTCATCTGCTTTTCGGTGGCTTCGGCTTGGCTTTTGATCTGGTCGCCAATGCCCTTCAGGCTGGAGTTGAGTTCTTTGACTTGAGCTTCGAAGTCCATGGTCACTTTCCTTTCAGAGAATTGAGAAGATTGGTTGCCGCGCTCAGTGAGGCGGAGAGGTCTGGCGCGGCAGCGCTCGGCATGCCGGTCGGAACAGCGCGCGGCGTGTTCCCGCTGACAGCGCGAGGCATGCCAGACTTGAAAGTGGCGAAGAGTTCGCGGCGCTCGGAGCGCGGCATGCCGGCCTTGGCCAGGGCTGCGTCCATGGCCTTGAGGGCATTGGCCTGGCCGGTTTCCTCGGTCTCGCGCTCGGTCACCTCGGTCGCCGCCAGCAGACCGGTGGCCAGCCCCAGTTCCAGCGCGCGCTTGCCGCGGATGAACGTCTCGTCATCCATCAGCTCAGCCATGTCCTCGACGGGCTGGCCGCTGGTCTCGGCGTAGAGGTCGGCCATGGCAGCATCGAATTCCTGCATGTCGTCTGCCACATCGCGCAGGTAGTGGCGATTGCCGGAGAGGAAGGTCCAGCAGTTGTGGATCATCAGGAAAGCGCTGCTGGCCACCTGGCGTTCGGTACCGGCCAGGTAGATGATCGAGGCCGCGCTGGCGGCCATGCCCAGTACCTTGGTGGTGACCTTCTGGCTGTGCTCGCGCAGGCGGTTGTAGATGGCGATGCCTTCGAACATGTCGCCGCCGGGCGAGTTGATGTACACCGTCACCTCGCGGTCGCCGATCGCGCGTAGCGCCGCATCGATGCGCTTGACGGTCACGCCCTCCCCGTACCAGTCCTCGCCGATTACGCCGTAGATGGTGATGGTTTCCGAGGTGTTTTCCACGGCCGCTTGGATAGCGGGGTTCCATTTGTCGAGCGCACGCGGGCTCATCTCGCTGCGCAGGCCGCGAGACTGGATCTTGTGTTTCATGGGTTACTCCCCGGAGTTGCTTTGGAGCCAGTTCATCAGCGCCGCGCGCGCGGCTTGGCTGTCGTTTTGTTTGCCCAGCTGGTCAAGCGGTACCAGGTTCGATTGCACGGTGAGGACGTCGCCGCCGGGCATGCTGGGCAGGTTCTCTTTGTGCCGACCTTCGTTTCGGGTCATGTAGCCGTTTTGGCCCATGGTGCTGAGGTAGGCGGCACGACCAGCGCTGTCAGCGCGCAGGAAAGCTTCCAGCGAAAACTCCGAGTAGTGCTTGATCCGGTCCACCGCCGTCATGCAGCGCTTGTTGACGCACTGCTCGATCGGCGCCGTGTAGGTCATGATGCAGTAGGTCAGGAACGCGATCTGCTGCTGCTCAAGACCGCCGCCCCAGTTGCTGCCCTTGTCGGTCTTCATCACCATCCAGGGCGGCACGCCGAACCATCGGCAGATCTCCTCGATGCTGTGCCCACGCGATTCGAGCAACTGAGCGTCGGCCGGGTTGATGCCGATCATCTCGGGCTTCACGCCCTGCTCGAGCACGGGACTTTTGCCCGCATTCAGTGCGCCGGATATCGTCTTGACGTAGTCGCGGAAATCGGCACGCTGCGTCGGGTTGAGCGTCTTGTCCACCGAGAAAGCGACGGTGGGCATCATCCCGTTCTTGAAGGTGGTGTTGGCAGCATCGTCGGCCGACATGGCCGAGCCAAACACATCGGCGCCGTAGCGAATCGCCGACAGGCCCATCCGGCCATCCAGGGTGAAGGCCGGGATGTGTAGCATGTCGCCCCGGGCGATCTCCCGGCGGGCGCCTTTGCGCGGCTGGAAGAAGTAGCGCAACCGACCATCGTCATCCGTCTCCGGGGTCACCCGCGAAGGCATCAGGAAGTCCAGCGCGATGACCCGCCCGCCGGCCCGGTGAATCTCACAGTAGGCATTGCCCCACAGCAGCATCGAAGCGACGACCGCCTGCCAGAAGTGGAAGGCCGCCATGTCCTCGTTCGGGCTGTTGTGCACCACGTCGTAGAGCGGGAAGTCTCGGGCCGTCTCGCGCCCGCCGTCAGGCAGGCGCCGGTAGATGCTGAGCGGCAAACCTGCAACCGAGGTGGAAATGATGCGCACGCAGGCCCAAACCGCCGACAGGCGCATGGCCTTGTCGACCGTGACCGCCTTGCCGCTACTGGACTGGGCGCCCGAGAAGGCGCTCCAGAATCCGCCGTCCGACAACCGAATGCTCTTGCCCAGCCAGCTGCTCATGCTTGCCGAGGGCTTGGCGGCGGCAGTGCCGAGCGCTTGAGAGAGGGTTTTAATCACTGCTCAGCCCTCGGCGAATGAACGCTGCGATGCTGAACAGGCTGATCGAGCCCGCGAGCAGGGACCAGCCCGTGCCCGCCAGCATCCAGACGCCCGCGCAGGCCAGGCCGAATCCGCACAGCGCGCAGATGATGAAATAGTGAAATGCGTTCATGCGATCAGTGGATCCCGAATGCCGGCCATGAAGTTTTCCATGCCGCCCTGCCCCTCTGGATTGAGAGCCATCAGCGTCACAGCGTTGAAGAGCGCCATCAGCGGGTCGATCTTTGCCGAGCCGCTGGCCTGCTTGGTGATGAGGATCGAGTTGCCGCGCGGCTCGACCTTGGCGTTACCGCAGCACCAGGCCATCATCGGCTGGCCACCGTGCAGCAGCGTGCCCTGGGCCAGCTTGCGCTCGGCGGTCTTGATGGCCCCGCCCAGGCGCCAGCCCTGTGAAATACCGTCGATCTTTTCGCGCGGGATACCTACAGCCTCGAGCGCATCGAGAATCGCACCGACGCCGGCCGGGTCCAGGCCGACCTTGTCCAGCAGGCCGGCCTGCTCGACCTGCGCCACCAGCTGCGCCACCTCCTCGATGTCGTCACCGATGCGCTCGACCAGGGTCAGGTGTCCATCCTTGGCAAAGTCGCGGATGCGCGGCGCTTCGGCCTTTCGCCGCTCGAGCACCGAGGGGTGCGCCCAGGCGTGCGTCCAAGTCAGCCAGCGACGTGTGCCCCGCTCGCGCCCGACTCCCGCCAGGCCGAGCAAGTCATCCAGGCCGCCGCCGTCAATGCCGATGTCGATCACCTCGCAGCGCTCGATCAGGTCTGCCAGCGTTCGGCACAGCTCGGAGGCCTGCTGCTCCCAGAAGTCAGCACCCGCCCAGCGATCCGAGAGCAGCGCCAGGCCGATCTCCACGTTGAGGTGCTTGGCCAGGAAGCCGCGGAACGACTCTTCGCCGTCGAGCTGAGCCTGGGTGTAGCCGCGTTCGATGAACGGCTCGTCAACCGACAGCCCCAGGTTGGGGTTGGTGACGTAGGCGTTGGAGAAGTCCCGGTGTTCGCCAGCGTCGAGCATCGCCTTGGGGAACTCGTACAGCACTGGCAGGAAGGATGGATCGTGAATCTCGCCGTCACGCACCTTGCGGGCATACATCAGCTTCTGTCGGAAGACGCCTGCCGGTGGCGCATCGGACTGGGTGGTTGCCCAAATGATGAAGCCCTCCGGCCGTGACGCCAGCCCGCCAGTGGCCTCACGCAGCATCGCCTCGGCGTTGGCCCGCTTCCCGAACACCCACAGCTCGTCGATGAACACGCCGATGGCTTTCTTGCCGGAGACCGTTTCGCTATCGGCGGCAACCACCTTCAACGTGGCTCCGGTGTTCCGATGGGTGACTGTGCGAATGTGGTCTTGCACCTTCAGCAGGTGCTTCAGCTCATCGTCAGCATTCACCATATCCCGGATCGGAATGTACGAGTTGTCGGCGATCTCCTTGGTCGGTGCCAAGATGATGAACTCGCCCGAGCTCCGCCAGTTGACGATCAGCGCGGTCAGCATGATGCCGGCCGCGATCGTGGACTTGCCGTTCTTCTTGCTGATCAGCAGCATGAATTCGCTGATCATCCGGCGCCCGTTTTCGGGGTCGTACGCACCGAAGATGGCGGCTACGAACTCGTTGACCCATGGCCGGACCGTCTCGCACATCAGCGGACTGCCGGTGGCATCGACCATGCGCAGTGCGCCGAACACGTCCAGCGACTCAGCTGCCTCGGTCGGAAACAACGGCTCAAAGGGGATCAGGCTCTGGCGCGCAACGATGCGTTGCTCCCAGTCGGGGCATGCAGTTGTCCACTCCATCACTTCACCGCCTTGAGCGGACCGCGCCGCGTGCCGAACCTACCGGCGCCGACCTCAGCAGCCTTTTCCTTGGCCTGTTCCTTCTTGCCGCCTTCGCCCTTGCGCTGGTGCACGAACGGCATCAGCGCCTTGGCCGCATCGACACGCAGCTTCGGCTCGGTACCCAGGTCGTTCATCACCGACAAAAGGAAGTCCTTCGGGTCGCGATGCAGGAGAACCTGCGAAAGGTCGAACCCGGCCGGTTCAGGCTCCTGGTCCTCTGTGGGAGCGGGGTCAGTCGGCGCTGCCTCCTTTGCTGGCTTGGTCGGCTTGGCAGGCGTAGCTTTAACATCTGCTTTAACACTTTTAACAACCGGCGGGAGCAGGCCCAGCGCTTCCAGTTTGTGCAGCTCGGCCATCACATCAGGGTCTTTTGCGAGCCTCGAACCGGCCGCAGACGCCGTCTTTTCGGGGCATCCGGCTGCAATGGCTGCGTCTCGATTGGACGCACCTTCCCTAAGCGCTTCGATGAACGCGCGCTTTTTGGGTGTTAAAGCCATTAACAAAAAATCCTGGGCGGAAAAAAATCTGTGCGTGGGGTCGGGAGCGGTCTAGTGAACGAAAATTCGTGAAGTTTCGACCCCCCTACCCCTCAAATGAGAATTCGTATCATTTTCGATGAAATTCGAGGGAAATCGGCCGATTCCGCACCCAAACCGCACCAATCCGGTGCATTCCCGGTGGTTTGGCGCTCTCGACCTACGCCAACCCGGCGGTTTCCTCGGCCTGCTTGACCGAGTCATGGCATGTCTTGCAGAGCGGCTGCCAATTCGCCTGATTCCAGAAGAGTTCGCGGTCGCCTCGGTGCGGGACGATGTGGTCGACGATGCGAGCGGCAGTCGTGCGGCCGATCTTCTCGCAGTAGGCACACAGCGGATGCTCTTCGAGGTATCGCTCCCGCGCCTTCTGCCAGCGGTAGTCGTACCCACGCTGCGAGCTGGTCTTGCCACTACGCCAGCTGCCCGGCGTGACGGTCTTGATGCGGCTGTGGGTGCCTTCCTTAAGCCGCGGACTGATCGTCTTGAGCCTGGCCATCACCATCCTCCTGCCATCTTCATCCCAACCACCACGCCCATCACGAACACCGCCACCACCAGCGTCACGCCTACACCTGATGCATGCGGCATAGCGCCACCGCGCATTGGTGGCGGCGCAGGTGGTGGCTGCCAGCCTGCTGGGCGCCCGCGCCATTCGGTGGTAGGAGGTCGATCGCCTTGCTCGAGCGGAAGGCGACATTGAGAGCAACGCATGATCACCTCCGGTACCAGGTCAGTTGAAAGCGCCGGGCGTCGGCGGGCACATCAGCCAGCGGCCAACGTAGGCAGTCCATGTGCTTGCGCTCCGGCCTTGTACGGCTGACACGAAGCGTCTGTACCAGGTAGGCAGACCCAGCGGCGGTGGTGATGTAGTCGCCGACCGCGATACCCTCGGCGCCATCCACGTACAGCTTGCAGGGCGTATAGGGCGCCCTGGCCATCAGCTGAAGGGATCAGCAGGCTTCGCGATCGAGCGCACGAACCACATGAAGCCTTGCTGCAGGCTGGTCTTGGCCAGGGCCAAGGTGCGCTGGTCCACGCCTTCGATCTGGCCGATCTGCTTGAACAGCTCACCTGCATCAGCCTCCAGCGCCTTGATGGAGTTCATGCCGTCGATCTCGCTCTGGGTGAGGTCGCGGTAGCCGGTGATCTTCTTGTGCTGGTTGTCCATGATGGATCCTCTGGTGGTCGCGCTATGAAACGACGCATATCAACTTCGTGACGCGGATCAGTCAGCTCGTCGCATACTGAGTTCACGGGCGATGTCAGACGCATCCTCGCGAACCTCGATCGTCTGGCCATCGAACGTCTTCACGTAAGCGCGGATACCGTGCCACTGCGAACTGGCGCCTGCTTCGGTCACACTGGCAACGGATGAGGGCGCCAAGTAGTGCTTGTTACCGTTGATGCCGGTCAGCGTGATCATGCCCGCATCTCCTCCGACTCAAGCCGACTGAGCTGCATATCCAGCAGGCTGTCGAGGTGGCGACTCAGCCGCTCAGCCAAAGCGCCAGCCGACTCACCCACCAGGCGCACAGATTGATCAATCGCTTGCTCGAGCGGATCAAGACCTGCAAACCCTTCGACCTGAGCCAGGGCCGGCAACCGCGGCGGCCCGTCTTCACTCAGTTGGAAGGCCACATGCTTGGTGTCTGGCTCAGCGCCGGGGTTGCCCAACTTTCGCTCTGCATCCAGGTCAGGCGATACGATGCACACGTCGCGGCCGTACTCGGCACGCAGCGCACGCTCGATCAGCGCCAGCACATGGGACTTGCCTGCGCCAACTGGCCCGCTGACGACGATTTCGATGGTCTTGCTCACGGCCGATTCTCGCTCTATATAAAACTGGTGCGGAACGACGACCCATTTCGTCGCAAATGTGAGATGAAAAAGCGATTTGGATTGATGGATCCAATCAGCAGCTGGGATACTTGCGCCGCTTTTTTTAGGGAATAAGAAAAATGCCGTATCGATTCGCTGTCGTCCCGGCAATGCCGCCGCGGAACGAATCAATGCCAAGACACGTAAGTCGCCCGGTGCACCTGACAGACAGGAAATTCAACATCTACGACTGCCACGGAAAACAGCGTCTTAACCCGACCTTCCCAGACCGCTGTAAAGCCGAAGCGGCCTGTAAGGCCCTAAATGGGTTGTACCGATTCACCAGGCTCCAAACGATCGGGTGAATGCAATCATGGCCGCTCCTCACTCTGTACGCGGTTGAGTGCTTCATCTGCCTTGTTGGCTGCCTGGGAGGCGGTAGTTGCGGCCTTCGTGGCCTTAGCGGCGGCGGTACCGGTCTGGCGCGCCAGCTCATCCAGGCGCAGGTCACGCTGCTCGGTCGCGGCGTCGTAGGCCTGGCGCACCTCGGCGACCTGCTCCAGGTAGGTCTTGGCCAGCGCCCACTGCGCCAGCTGGTAACCACCGAAGCCACCACCGACCACCAGCAGGATCGCGATTGCCCATACCTCGACGCGGCGCCACCAGCGCCGTGCCATGAATTCCAATACGCATCTGTCCATCACCGGGCACCTCCGAGTTGGGCGCGTAGGCGCGAGATCTCCTCGCTTTGAAGTGTCACGCGTTCGGTGAGCTGCCCCACCTGGCTAGTGAGCGCCTCGATCTTGCCTTCCATGCGGCCAACCAGTGCGGCCAGGTCGTTCCGCTCCTTGGCGAACTGGTCGGCACGCGCTTCAGCCTGTTTGCGGGCCTCGCGCTCAGAGTCGAGCAGTTCATTCAGCCGGCGGACAGTGCCAATGTCGGCGTTGTCCATGGCGCGGTCAGCTGCATCCTTCGATAGGAACTTGCGCAGCCAGAGAAAAGCGCCCAGCAGTACAGTGCCCGTGCCGCCCAGCCAGGTGGCTGTGCCTGGGCCGAGATCAGTTGGGTCCATCAAACACTCCTAAAGCTCAATGAGTGAAGATCTTTAAAATTGCGTTGTGCGAACAACACCGCTACAGACGCTGGCATGGTCAGCGCGGACCATGCCGCGCAGACCTTACTTACTCACCAGAGGTCAAATGGGATACTTGGAAGATTAACTGGACCGTGCTCGACTAGCTTTCGCTTAGGCTGAGGCGGAGCAATACTCGGTACAAAGCCAAATCGCGCCCAGCAAATACGGTCATTAATAATTGAGAATGTTCCGTCCTCGCGGATACGAACATAAGCCCCAGGATGACCACCGGTTGAGGCTTGCCAAAGAGCTTTACCATCGGCAGTGTAGACGACTAGATTTCCATCACCCTGCATGGCAACGAAAGCTGCGCCTTTGCCGTGAGTATAAGAAGCCCAAACCACTTTATTGTTTTCACCATAAAATACCAGATTGCCGTCACTTTGAAATACAAGCTGATAATTACCAACCGCGAACGCATCACCTGGCTTGATAACTGTGTCCGGCCCAATAAAAACCGAGAGCAAATCCGGCTTAAAAACTGGTGAGGACCCAACAGACCAAAGCGGAGTCTGATCAGCTATAACCATGTTTCCGTCATCTTGCAGCTGAAGAAAAGCACGCCTGAATGCCCCAGTATTATTGCCACCAGGAACATCAGCAGCAGTAGTTTGCCAGGTACGGTTATGAGTCCTGTCATTTAGGATCAGATTGTAAGCCAGGTATAGCTTAGATGCTTCATACTTCCCCCAGTTATTTTTGAAAGCCTCCTTGGAGTAGGCTGCATCCTTATTCGCCACCCAGATAGCCTGAGCCCCATCGTATAGAACAACATTATCATCACTTTGAAAAACCAGCTGATAACGACCGTTGGGCGAACGCAAGCACTGGCCTGCGGCCAATTTAGTTAAAGGCGGCAAGAAAGATCCGCCGCTATTAGTGAATGGCTGAGCTAGATCTTCGATCGACTTGTATTTATCAGACATGTTGAACCCTCGAGTTTTAAATAATGCGGACTATTACCGCTCAAATCGCTCACTGGCGATGACTCGAGACTCGAGGTCTTCACATGGTTAGGCCTTAGATTGAATGCTTAACACAGAGCATTTGCAACCATGAATTACCGCAGAATTTTACTGCGGCGTACGCCGGCACACTAGTGTCTGTGTCGCATTGCTTGGCAAGCTGGACACGCTGCTATGAAAACAGGTGCTTATCCGGCATGAAAGAACTTTTCACGCCGCCAAGCGAATTTCTTCCAGCGCGCAGTCAATCCAAGCTACGCCTTGTTTAATTATCTCACGAGCCGAACGCTCAGACATGCGTGCATGCTCACCAACGCGAACCATCGTCCATTTGGCTCCGAAGTAGAGCCACAGGAAATCACCCATCTGCTGATCGCGCTTGGTCAGCCGTGCCAGTGCACCATCAACAGCCAGCGCCAGATCATCAGTGATCACGTACTGCCTCACTCCGCCCACGGATGGAACGTTGTCACGCATCAGTGCAAACAGAGGCGAGATGTAGCGCGGCACCCCCATGCCTTCCATGCGCCACCATCCCCATTGCTCGAGCATGTACTCGGTGTCGCCTAGAGGTTTGTCGGTGTAGGTTCGTTTCTTCATTGGTCTTCAATCCCCGGTGTAGTTCGTTCCGCCGGCACCGCGGCGGTTGTTCGTTCGATAGTGGGCGCCAGCTCCGTCTGGTTGGCGCCTGGTCGCTTGCTCGAGCTGCCTGTTCATGGCACGCAGCTTTATGTTCAGTTGAGTCACCAGCTCCTCAAGCGGTACCGCCTCGCCTGTGGCAGCATTCACCCAGCCGGAGGCGTTGCACTGGTTGCAGGCCAGATCGTGGAAGACGCCACGGGTAATCCCCCCGCCCCGGCACCAGGTGCACGGCGCCAGCTCGATCATCGCCTTGCGCAAGGCAGGCCCGTGGCTCTTCTTCATGCTGCCACCCGTGGCGTCGGCGCCAGCGCCAGGTAAGCCCTAAGCGTCTGCATCGCGTCGAAGTGGCCACGGCACACCACGGCCAGGTACCCCTGCTCGTTTAGCGCCTGGATGCAGCTGTGCTGGGAGGGACTGATATCTGCGTCATTCGGCGGCGCGGCCTTGAACTCGATGTATAGGCCGAAGTACCCACCGCGCGCCATCGGCAGCACCAGGTCAGGAACGCCCGCACGCACGCCCTGGGCCTTGAGCTTGATCGCCACCAGCTTGTGCCGGTGTCCGCCGTTGGGAACGTGGTAGATCAGCTTGGCCACGGCCGGGTAACGCAGCTCGATCTCCTTGATCAGCGCGGCCTGTTCCTGGCCCTCGCGGTCGACCGTCTTGGGCCGGGTGCCTGGGCTTCGGACTGGAGGTTTGTGGTTGTTCACGCCGCCCCCTTCACAGTCAGGATGCCCGCACGGATCAACGCTTCGTGCGTCTCGGCGATCGCGCGCGGCACGTCCGACCAGTCCACCTCGCCCCGGCCGCGCCCGTCGAGCACGTCATGGCAGGCCGAGCAGGCGTAGACGGCCACGGTGTCGAAGCCCTTCATGCCCATACCCTTCTGGCCACATGGCAGATGCGCCAGCACGGTCGTCTCCAGGTTGAAGTTGCAGACGCCGGGGATGCGGACCGTGCAGTCCTGGCCGCGCGCGCTGTCTCGCAGCTTCTTGCTAATCACACGCATGGCTCGACCTCCCTAGCTTTCACCTGCTCTGGCTCGAACTTCCCAGATAGCGGCATGAGCTCACCGTCACCGTATGCGGTCATCTTCGGGCTCAGGCTGGGGCACGTGACGAACCATCCAGCAGTCGGCGCAACGAAGGAAGGACGACCCTTGATAGATAGCGTCTCGCCCTTCGCGATTCCCTTCACGATCTCAACCTGGCTGCCTTGGGCGACTATTGCATCCGGGACCAGGGTCAGCGCCAGGTCACCTGGCTTGAATTGATGGCTCACGCTGCGGCCTCCCATTGCTCGGGCATTCGCCCCTTCGGTTCAGTCCAGCGCACGCCCCGCTCGGTGCCGAACACATACATGCACTCGATCACGTTGCCCAGCTCGGCGACGGTCATGCGCTTGGTGCTGACGCCCAGCATCACCACGCCTCCGTTGATACCCGCAGCCGTGCGCACCTCCTGGCGGGCGGCGGCGGTCATAAGCGCTTTCCAGTCCTCGGCGTCCAGCTTCTGCATGACCCCGTTCACCGGCCAGTCCACCTGGCGCGCTATATCACCCAACATGGCCCAGAGCTTGGCGTTCTGCTCCAGCGTGCGCCGAGACTTGACCGGGCGAACGATGATCTCGATGGCGCCAGCAACAGCCAGCTCGGTAGCGAAGAGGTAGGCCAGGCGGCAGACCTCCCGCACTCGCGCCGGCCCAGACGACCAGAAGTGTCGAGGTTTCGCGATTAGATCAGCCACGGCTCGCCTCCTTGGCCATGGCCTGTGCTGCACTCCGAATCCTGCACCAGCCGCAAGTCGTGCCCGACCGCTCACCATTGCCGCGATCCCATACGCCGGGTACAGCATGGCAATGGCCTGGCGCGTTTCCGCCAGCACCGGGACGACCTTTGCCTTCCTCAAGCGCAGAAAGGATCAAGCCACGCAGCGCCTCGTTCTCCGCCTTAAGCTGGTCGATGTCGCTCTCAGCCGCCCGCAGGCAGCCACGGATGGTGCTGAGCGTGTCCTGGCTGACTTCGAGTCGGCACTCGATACTGTGCTTCTTGGACTGCAGCTCCCCCACCACAACAGCGCGGGAGGCCTGCCAGGCCCACCACGACATGCTGACCACAGGCGAGTTTGCAGCCAGAGCATGGGCCGCTAGCTCGCGTGCGCCCTCCCCCAGAACCCTTACGTATTCCTCGACAAATCGGGACTCGAATTGCTCGCGCATCTGGCTGGCGTCCATCAGTTCATCCCCATCAGTTGAGCAACGGCAGCGCGTGCCTGGCGCTTGCGCAGGTAGGTATCGACACGCTTGCGCTGCAGCTCCTTCTTGCGCTGGCGCTCTTTGCTGATCTTCGAAGCGGCCAGGATCGAGCGGACCTCGCCCAGCTTCTCGCGGACATGGGCGCTGGCCTGGGGGCGGACCTCACCGGTGAGCAGGCCGACAATCGCCTGCCCGTCCTCGGTGGTGGGCGCGATGCGCAGGTCGGCCAGGTACTTGGCACCACGGTCTTGGCTGATCAGCTGTGCACGGACGGCCGACTCGATGGCGGTGGCGCGGCGCCCGGCGTCGAAGCCCAGGGACACCTCCCACACGGCCGGGCGCCCCTCAGCTCGGGCGAGGGTCACCATGCGCTCGTATGCGCTCATGAATGCCATGCGGGCGCCGACCTTGTCGTTACCCGCCAGCACTTGGTTGGAGAAGGTCATGGCCTGGCGGATCTCGGCCGTCAGCACCACGGTTTCGAACTCGTCGCTGGCGGAGAGCGCGATCGCCCACGCCTCGTCCTTGCCTGGGCGACCGTCCGCAGCCTGGAGGTGCTTCATGATGCTGGCGACGGTCAGCCGACCACCTTCACGACGGCAGGCGCGGAGCGCTCCGGACAGCGCCGACTCGTCGTACTCGCGCAGGTCATCGATCATCAGCAGGGCAGCGGCCTGGGTCAGCTGCTGCCCCATCACCTCGGCTGTTGCAAACAGGGACAGCAGCAGGCCGTCTTGTTGGGCATCACTGAGCATTGGCGTTCGCCCTCTTGGCTCGCAGTGCTTCGAGCGCCTGCTCGGCGGCACTGTAATTGGCTTGGGTCTGTTCCTGCTGGCGCGCCGTGGTGGCGTTCATCTGGCGGTTGGTCACCCACTGGGTGTGGTAGGCCTCGCACTTGATCAGCAGGTCGCCGAGGTTGTGGCAGCCGTTGATCAGCCTCGAGTCGTTGATCGACACGAAGTACGCGGCGACGTGGTGAGCGACGTCGATGCCCAGGCGGTCGATCAGCTGGCCCAGCTGGCCACCGACCTTGGCGTTCCACACCGGCCAGGCGCTGTAGCGCTTGCGGTAGGCCATCGCGTAGTTGGCCCAGGCCTTGAAGGTCTTGCAGGACTGGTCTTTCGGCCCCGGCATGTCCTCGGGGATTTCACACCGTGGTGCCCCAGCCTGAACCAGGGTCAGCCCGGTAGGTTGCGACGGCGCAGCCGGGGCGTCCTGCAAGCTGTGACTGGTATCCTGATTGGTATCCTGATTACTGGTATCTTGATTTGTCGGAGATTTTTCCGACCCTGGATCGGATTTTTCTCCGACCTTGCTCGGATTTTTTTCCGAGGTAGATCGGATTTTTTTCCGACCCCCTACCCCGGCCTGTTGGGTCGGATATTTTTCCGACCCATCCTCTTTCTTGTTCCACGCTGCAGCCTTCTCGGTGAGGCGGAACAGGGTCACGTTCGACGTGCTCGACAGCTCGATCAGACCGACGTCCTGCAGGGCCTTGAGCATGCGATAGGCCGTGTCCGGCTTGTCGGTCAGCAGCGGCAGCTCTTCGATGATCTTGGCCTTGCTCAGCACGAAGAAGACGCCATTCTCCGTGGTGATGGGCTTCGCCCAGCTCGGGCAGCCGTAAACGAACGCGAACAGCAGCGCCTGCTGGGAGTTCAGCCCCCACTCCAGGGCCTTGACCTGGTTGATGGTCAGGGTGAATTGCATGTCAGATGCGCTCCGTGGGGCGCTTGGCGGCGGTATTGGGAACGGCCGCGGCGCCAGCGATGTTCTTCTCGGCCAGGTAGGTCAGGCCCTTGGTGGTCACCAGCACGCTGTAGGCCGCCCGCTCTTCGCCCGTCTCCCGGTCTGGCTTGAGCGCCGTCACCTTGTGCTTGAGCAGGCCGGCAGTGATGCGTGGCTGGAAGGCGACCCAGCGCGTCGAACCCGCACGCCGGTAGATCCAGCGGTTCTGCTCCATCCAGGCGAACAGCTTCGCCGGCGCCAGCTGCAACTGCTTGGCCGCGTCGGTGATGCAGATTGCGCCGCCAGCGCCAGCCAGCCGATTGATGGCCGCGACCTTGGGGGCCTGCTTGGCCAGGACGTCTTGCAGGCGCTGGTTTTCCTCGGCCTTGTCGGCAGCCAGGCGCAG